TAAACCATTACATCTAAATCTTTCACAGCCTCTTGGACTTCTTGCTGGTCCCCTGTTAGCTTTTTTAGATTATGTATCTCAATTCCACATTGCTTCGCTTCAGCCTCTAACGCAGGGATAGCGGTTCCTTGTATACCGGCTAATCTTTCTACCTCTGCCGACAACCCAGAGGCCCACCAGATTGCACCGCACGTTTGTACAATAACAAAGATTATCGCACCGAAAAATTTAGCGTCAATATTCATTTATACTCCTAGCTTTGAGTCTTCGTCTGATGGTTGCTTAGCCGGTAAGCTCTCTGCTTCTGTCGCTAACAGAGAATCTTTAGATGTCATAAATATACAGGACATGTCAAGATTAGGGTTGGCTAAGATAACTGTAGAGGATGGATTGTTCTTGTTCTCAGTAATAATCATAGCTAAAGGGAGCGGATGATCGACAGAGATTTGCATGGTGTAAGCTGGAACCTCATTGTACTTCTCCATCAACTCAAGTATTAGATACTCAGGGCCACCCTTCGTGCAAAGAACTTGCATAGGAACAATCTGTGCGAAAGGTTTATCCTTTACAGCCTGAGCTTCTGGAGTAACCAGAAATAAAAACCATAACACTGATATTATTACTTTAGCTGTCATCTTCCTTTCAACTCCCTTGCTCTATCCCTTCTGAGCTGCTTCTTTCTTTCCCTTAAGCTTCTAAGCTCAGCCTTGTAGTCTTCCCTTTCTATACCACCAGCCCTGTACTCGCTCTTTAAGGCTCTCTCCCTACTGTCTAACTCTTTTTGTAGCCTGTAGTAGTTACCGCTAATTCTTTTCTTTAGCTTTCTGGTGGAGACAGGAGTAACCTTAGCTCCTAGCCCGCTTAATAGAGCAGAAGTTGGTGTGTACACATCCTTAGTGGGGCTGTACTTCCCGCTCTGCGCTCTTGTTATCTTTTGTCCAGCGTAAGATGGAAAATTTGGTATAGGTAAGTTAGGGGTAAACTGTGCTGCTAAATGCTCTAGCCTCTCTGGAACTCCGCCGGGAATTTGCCTCCCGCGAAACCTATCTATTCCAGTCACCGCATCAGCAACGGCTCCAGCGGCTCCAAAAGATGGCTGAAGATACTGAGGCAGCCCCGGTATCTGACCCATTCTAGGTTGGCGTTGCTCCTCCATTCCAAATACATTGCCGCCCGGATACATTCTTCCCATCTGTAAATACCAGTCATCCCTTGTTTCAGGAGAATACTCATCAGGAAGCTTTACCGTAGTCTTAGGCATAAAGTCTAGACCATATAGTCTAGACCCCATCTCACCACGCATCAAGCTTCTTTGCTTCTCCACATCAGTATCGGGCGACATCGCCTCTCCAGCCCTATTCAAACCGTCAAAGAACATAGCCCACTTAGCAAACTTTAGCGGCTTCTTGGCAAGTGTTTCACCTAGAGCGGGAACTATACCATACATATAAGACATAAAAGGAAACGGTCCCTCTCTCATAATCTCTAGTAGAGGGCTTTTCTTTTCGTAGTCAACGAACCATTCTCTAGCTTTGCGGGCCGCTTGAGCTGCTGCATCTTCTTCGGATATTCCGCTATCCATCAATCTTTTCTTTTGAGTTCTGAATAAAGCCATGCGAAAGACTTGATCTTCTGCATTGTATAGTTTAGCCATCTGATCCCAAGTGTACTTCTTGGACTTTTTTGCTATGTTACTTACTATACCCATTCCTTTTACAGCTAAGTCAAGGTTATCTGTTGCTCCCTTTCCCGCAGCAGTATACAGATTATAGAAGTCATCAGCCCCTCTCCCCAATTCTGAAGTGAAGAAGCCGCCAAACACACCCAACCTTTCGGCCTCTTTAAACTCTTTAGTCTTAGACTTCATATCCCGCATGGCTCGGAATACATCCGTAGCTTTTCCATTAGCGTTATCGAAATGGAATATGTTGGATACGAAATTATTAAAGTGCACCGCAGGATTAGCTATTGTTTTTGAGCCTTTCCACAGCCTGTTTAATTTCCTGTATGGCTCTATAACCTTCTTGAATTGAGCTATTTTATTTAGCTGTCCTATACTCATCAAGTCATCAAGGGTTTCCTTGGTAACATACATGGACCTACTTCCCAATTGCCCGAATCCTTTATCCTTCGGTACTCTATGCACATGTCCTAACGCTGCGTTTGGCCTTGGGCTAGCAATCAAGGGGACACCATTCTCATCCACCTTCTCTGCCATTTCCCTAAAGAATCTGTTAGCAGCAACATCATTAGCTAGTAGCTTTCCAGTTCTGTCGAGAGACACCATAACATCTGTTACCTCTCCCATGTTGGCTCTTTCTTCGGGGGTGTAATCCCTTCTGATTGTAACCATGTCATCTGGCTTTGCGTTTTTAAAAGCTTTTTCTTCTATGTCAGATCGCACTCCGCCAACGCCAACAACGTCCCACCTTCCAGCATCGTCAGGCATTACTCCACCTTCAAATTCTTTTTTAGGAACTTCTTTCACAACGCCACGCATCTTCAGCTCATCACCAATAGTGCGTATTTCAATATCGGATGGCACATCGCGCAACCTGTCGGGCCTATTGTATACCCTATGTAAATACTTCTCTTGGTTTTCGCTCCATGTTTTTGGATGCAGTATGCCAAGGTCAACTAACTCATGCCCGTACTTATTTACAGTTTCCCTTATCTCTCCCTTCAGACCAATCAAGGCGTCGTCTTGTGGTGCGCCGGGGTCTGTCAGCATTCTGTATAAAGCCTTGCGAACACTTAGTGGTTCCTTAGCAACCTTGTCTACTAGGGATTGAAACTCTTGAGCTATCTGCTTCCTCTCGCCCTTAAACTTAGCTCTGCCAGATACCCATGCGTCGGCCAGCCTGTAGTCAGGCACAACAAATCTACCTATACTTCCAGCTATATCTGTGCCAGCATACTTGTCTATTGCTTTGGGGGTTGCTCCCGCACCAGCACCCACAGCAGCTCCAATGAGCGTGTTTGTCATCTTCTCTGATATGGTCAGATCATCACCAACATTATAACCTATTGCTCCGCCAACTAACGTGCCTGACCCTGCCGGGTGCTTTAAAACATTCCAAGCAGCATCCCCGACCTTCTCGTTCCACACCCTACCAACACCCTTAGCAATGGGTGCAGCCAGACCACCACCGATAGCACCTATCCCGGCCATCTCTGCCCTAGAGAAATCATCATCAGGATCGTCGTAGCCAAGGCCACCCGCAGCGGCACCAGCCGCAATACTAGTGGGAGATATTAAACCATACCCCTTCTTCAAGGTTTTTAAATGCTTCAGCCTTGTTATGGGTAGCGCCCAGCCAACGGGGTCAGCAATAAGGCCACCAAAATATGCAGCCTTAACTGATCCACCGTAGTCTGGATCATCCATAGCTTCATTAAGCCTTCGCTGCTCCTCAGCCATCTCATCTTCTTTTAAACCAAGAAGCTGTCCTGTTCCACGAACAGTATCCAGAAGACCCAACCTAGCCCCAAGCCACATAGCGTCAGCTTTAGACATCCTCTTCTTTCGTCGCGGTGACGAATCGAACTGATCGAATATGTTTGACTGTTTCTTCTCGTCAAATTGATCGAATATGTTAGCCATAGTTTAATTTGGAATCCCTTGCGGAAGATACCCATACTTCTTTTTAAAAGCTTGCCGATTAGCCTCAGTATTATTTGCCATTAAGTAATCAATAGCGTTTTGAGGTGCTGAAGCAGCCTCTTCTTCAACTTCATCCCCTGTAACTGGACTCTTTCTGCGTAAAGAAGATAGACCCTTCTCAGCTAGCTTAGCCCTAAGCTCAGCTTTTAGAGCAATGGTTTCTTCTTCATTCAATCCTAGCGTTTCCATCTCAGCCATATCCAGCAACTTAACTATATTAGACGGGCTTAATTCCTTATCTCTTGTCCTCACAGCCCCAATCATCATGCCGTATTGCCTAGCCATAGGATGCTTATTCTTTAACATCTTCTGGTATATCTTGAATTGCTCTGTTGTTACGCCACCCGGAGTATCTTCTTTAGCAGCAGCCCATCCACTAAGCTTCTTAGCTTCTTCGGGGGATGCGCCAAATTTGATCGCTCTCTTGAAAGCTTCTTCTCTTGTTTGGGGCGCGTCGAACCTTCCATCTCTAGTATAGAATACTCCGCGACGTATGTTCTCAAGCCTGTCCATACCATCAAACTTTTGTAGCGCTTCAAACTTTTGCCCAGCCATCTCCAAGAATAATCCAGCCTGACTCTCTGTTCCAGTGAGTGCAGCAATAACATTAAGTATCATTGCTTTCTTGTACATATCATTAAGCGCATTAATATACTTTTGTTTTCTTGTTGCGCCAGAAACTCTAAAGTCTCCCCAAATCCTATTGGGGTCTGTGGCAGTTAATACTTCCTTAACTGTTTTCTTGTCGGGGGCTGCTGGAGAACCAGACTCTACAGCTTTCTTCTCTAAATTCTCAGCAAGCGTATCTACATCAGAAGATGACATATTAGATTTCTTTGCTATTGAATCTACCTCACCTTTAGCCTCGCCAGACACAAGCCCTGATACAAACTCTTTTGTATCATTTGCTACGCGCCCAGCGTCTTGGAAGAATCCACCCCAAAACTCATCTACATTTTCCTGTCTTTCTGGGGGAAGCTCTTCACCCGTTGCGCCAGAAGCAAGATCAGTTATATGAGTTGGGATACTTGCTGTCTCATCCATGTTTACTGGCTGTACTCCAGTGCGCTCAGTAAGGCCAGAATACTCTGGACCCATAACTCTTTTTATATGCGCTTCTGGAGCGCCAGCAGCTCTTAGCGCATCCTCCCTAGCTTTTGCATTTTGAGTTGCATTGGCTACCTCAGAATCAATTTGCTCTTCTGCTGTTTTATAACGAGCAGCTTCTATTCTCTCCCCTAGCGGGCTTAGGAACTCTTGAACACCAGAGTATTTAGGATCGCCCGGACCACCAAATGCTAATGGGTCTTCTTCTGGAAGAACCGGGGGCAACCCCTCAAACTCACCAGCATGAGCGATGCTAGCCTTCCTTTGCCTAGCTTCTTCCTCTCTTTCTATCCTAGCTTGGTTTAACTGTGCAGCTTGAATATCTCCCCTTATGTTTTTAATGCTTCTTTTTTGGTAGTCCATACCACCAGCATCAGGGTATGGTGCCGGAATATCCACTGCTCTGCTACCAGCCGGGGGGGATGAAACGCCATAGACTGCTTTTCCTGTAGATGGGTTTGCAGAATAATTAATCCTGCCCTTACCCGGCTCAACTCCCGCTGGCTCTAAACCTGAAGCTCCCACCACTGGCCTAGATGACACAGGGCCGCCAACAGGGACATTATCAGGGAATGTTCTTCTCCTCATAATATTTTGCTGCTGCTCAGGAGTGAATATAGCTTTAGGGAGAAGCCCACCCATGAATTGAGATGTCAACGCTTCATGTACATGCCTAGAAGATGGAAGTATATTAGCTGGTTCTAGCTTCTTCTTCTTCCTTTTTTTCTTACGCAAATTAGGGTTTCCAATAAGCATCTGAGAGCCTACTGGTGCGCTAGGATTATAATTTAACCTTCCGGGTACCCCCCAATAGGGAGAATCAATTAAACTGTAACGAGCCATTAAACATAGCCTCCCGTGTAATGTCTCAATCTTTTCCTTCTGCCAATACCAGACATAAGATCATTACCTCTAGGTTGAACTAAGGAAAATTGCCTATTGTCTGTCTCTAGCATATCTGGCTGCATAGGTGCAAACTTTAATTTTCTTCCAACCTTGCCGCCCCTTGGAGCTTTAAGCTGCTGCAACGGTTGCCCCGTTCCTTGAGACATAGCCATAGCAAGCTCTTGATTAAAAGATAGATCACCACCGTCCGTTAAATCTTGCACTTGTTCAGGGGTTGGATCAAGATGTGGGTTGCCAGTGTAACGCCTACGTTTTCTGGGCATCAGCCCAATATCCTGCCCAAAACCTTTGAAGGCTCCGCTGATCCCGCTCCCCAAGTTACCCAAAGAAGTTAGCCAAGACATTATACGATCATCCCGTAACGCACAGCCTTAATGCCATTAACCGTAACGACTGCCTCTGGGAGAATCTTCTCAACCTCTTGAGCAAGCACACCGATGAACTTCTTAGGACTCCAGATGTAGTTGTAGCTGTACCACTTGAATCCTTTATGCTCACCTATAGGCTCAATGTTCTCCTTCAATCTCTCATCAGAGATTAAAGCTGGCAACACCGCACCCATTATGGAACCAATAGAGCTTTGCCCCGGTACATTTTGAGTAGAAGTTCCGCCATAATCCCCAGAGATATTTGCCATATACTGGTTGAGCGCAGTCTGTGGCGCTTGTGATTCGTAAGCATATCGTTGAACATCTCTGTTTATAGCTTCTTGTGACATGCCTCTACGAGCTGCACCCACATCGCCAACCGCTTGAGCCATGCCTAACGGTGCTGACATTATTGATGGGTAAGCACCTAAAGCGTTTACTCTGCGTCCCTGAGCTGCTTCATAGGCTTGCTGCCTCATCTCAGCTTCTTTGTTCAAGAACTGTTGGTTAGCTGCCGCAATAGCTTGGGCTTGCACTTGGTCGCCACGGCTACTACCTCCGGGCTGATACTGTACCATAGACTGACGTATACCCGGAAGAACTGAGCCAGTTAAGCGTGAGGTCATCTGCCTACGCATAGCCTCTAGCTGAGGGTTAAAGCTTGCATCATCAACCATACCTGTCTGCATCTGATTGATGTTTCTTTCTGCTGCCCTCTGCTGCTCTGCTGGACGCTCACCGGCTGCATAGCCTAGCGACATACGCTGAGCCTCAGCCTGAGCTGGGTCAAACCCTGCTAAGGTTGCAGACGGGTAGTAAGCTGGGCCTCTAGGCTCTGCTGCATACAGATTCTCTGCTCTGGCAAAACCTTTCTTTAGAAATTCTTTTTGCTCAGCCCACGGCTCACTTGTAGTCGTTGTAGTTTTTGATCCACCAGCCATAATTTATTCCTCGTTAAATCCCAAAACCAAAGCCACCACCACCACCTGTGTCTCCTCCGCCAAACTCACCCATTCCTTCATCACCACCTTCGGACCACCCGAAATCATCGCCACCGCCTCCGGGTATAAACCCGTCATCAAAACTAAATGTTGGGGCTGCTACCGGAGCCGCCATGACAGACGGAGGAGCTATTCCAGTAACTGTTGTGTCAGCGACAGGGCCAAAATCCACTCGCCCAGCTATATCTTCTCCGGTATACCCACTAATCTCTCCAACTCTGCCAAAAGAATCATCACCAGTATATCCTGCATCAGCATACTCTGTGGATGGCATAGCCCATGTTGGGTCAGCACCTACATATCGGTCAGCGAATCCAGCCCATCCCGGCATATATTCTCCGATAGTGGTTGATCCTAAACCAAGAGGATCAGCACCACCTTCAAAGATTTCAAAGGTTGGTTCCCAACCACCGCCTACGAATGATCCCGGTCCTATTCCACCACCGGGTCCACCACCGGGTCCACCAATGGGTCCACCGACTACTCCGGGTGGAGCTATAGGCGCGTAAGATGTTGGGCTGCCGCCAGCCATAAAGCCACCACCACCACGCATACCACGAATGGTTGGGGCTTCATAGTCCCACAGCTCCATAGGAACTCCTGTAGACTCCCATGTAGCTTTTCTGCCAGTACGGTAGGGGTCTGCTGCCCCAGCACCGCTAGGCGCTTCGGGGGTTGTCATGGGATAAACTAAACTGTATCTTGAGTAAGGCACATAACCGCCGCTTAGCGGCCTTATGCCTCCGGAGTAGGATGGCCTGTAGCCTCCCGGTCCTGATGGGATTCTAACCCCACCACCGCCAGCCGCTCCACCACCACCAGCACCACCACCAGCACCACCACCACCAGCTCCGGGGAATGGAACAACTGTTGTTGTCGGTGTGCTGCCAGTACCAACGGGGTCCATTATCTTACTCCATTTACCACCTTCTGGGACATAGTAACCCATACGTCCAGCGTCATCACCATGACCATAACCATGAAAATCTCCAGCTTCGTGCGGAGACATTTCAACATGCTCCGTGGCTCTATAACGCCCCTCATCATAGTCATAGGAAAGATCAACATCTGAACCCGCATCATAGCCCAATGTCTCTATGACGCTTGCTGAGGCAGTTATAGGAGCGGAAGAATGTGTGCCAGCTTTTAAAGCTTCACCGTATCTTTTAGCACCTTCCGACGAAGATATTTTATCGCTATCCTCAGCACCGCCCCAAACCCCGCCAACGATAGAAGCTTTTTCATCCATAGTCAGCTTTCTACCAGCAGCTTTCTCAGCAGCTCTCTCGTACTCTAGCTCCAGCATGGCATCCTCACCACCCTCATACATAAGCAATCCACCCGGACCAGCTTTTGGCGGATCAGAGTCTTTATGAAACATATCGACAAGTATACCAGCCTCTTCGGGCGTGATATAAGCAGCCAGTAATCCTTTATGTCTTGTTGGTACTGTGACGGTTTTTGAAGCCATTAATGTAACCTTCTATCTAGTTCTTTTGTGTAGACAACGTATGAATCTTTCCAATCCGTTAGTATCTTTTTCCATCCTTTCCGACCCCAAGCTTCTAAGGATGTACAACCCATGAGGATTGCAAACTCTTCCAAGTCAGGCTCAAAGTGGAACCACTTATCCATATCTCCACCAGCTATTGCGATTATTCTCAATACCTTCTTTTGGGGGTAAGGTATGATCTGTGTAACCATAGAAGCGATAACCTCTTCGTCTTCTACCGCTATCCATAACTGCATTTCACCATCGACTAGAGCGACATAGAAGTCAGGAGATTCCATCTCTCCCTCTGAGTGGGGTACGCATCGTTCTATTTGCGGCAATACCTTCTTCCAGAGTTTGGGTACTTCTTCTGGGTGTACTACTCCAACTTTACAGCTTGTTCCATGTGGTGCCATCGAACCAATAAATTCCTGTACCCGCTCCCGGATTCCAGTTTGATCCATCAGCGTATCTGATATCTCCATCTCTTGGTTTTGGGGGCGCTGTGTTCGTTTCTTCAAGTCTCATTACCGATTGGTTGAATAATATATTTCCTAATCTTTTTAACTCCGTAACAACGTATATGCCTAAGTCTTCTGAGTTGTCTGGTAGTGGTCCCGGCTCGTATCTGGTTACTGACTTGACCTTTTTTACATCGGCCATTGCCATTAGTAATTCCTTGAGCCGCGCCTACCAGCATCCTCTAGTTCAAATTCCAGACCTTCTAATCTCCAATCTGTATCTGTTGTAGTTTCTATCTTCACACCGTAGTATTTACCAGCAGCTCTACATGATACTTTAGATTGTGTATCAGGGTTGAATGTAAATGGTCCTTTCCACGATACACCTTCTTCAGTGGACATCTGCGTACCCACATAAAAGTCTACGGTATCTGAATTGGTTATCGTCATCTTAGGCCAGATAGCCTTAATGCGTTTAACTGTGGATTGATCTGGATTGTTCTGGGCTGTGAATGTAAGACCTGTTCTCTCAATGAAAGCAGTCATATTGGTGTCATCTTCTTTATTACCTACACCATCCCTATACAGTTTAGTATCTGTTGGTGAAGCAAATAGAAGTACGTTCTCTACATTCTCCCAAGAAGTAGCCCACGGCCCTGTTGCGGTAGACCAAGTGGGAAGCGGAGTGATTGAAGCGGTAGCTAACCAAGTAGTAAATGAAGCCTCGTTCTTCACACTTCCATAACCAATATGGGCTAGTTCAGGTATATCCCTGATGGAGAAGGTGTTGTTTACCCAATTCCATATTAAAGCCTTGTCACATTGGTTACTGGTAGAGTAAGCAGATACGAAACAAGCCAGCATTTCTGTCCTGCCATAGTCTGCAACTACGAAAGACTTTTCTAAGTGATCTCCATCCAGTATAGAAAACACATGATCCCGCATCTTATGTGGAAGCAATGATGTAATCTTCTGGCCATCGTTTAGGTAAAGGTCACCATTACCGAAAAGAAAATGGCCTCCGTCAAATTCGGCCACACAGTTTTTAGAGAGAATCCCAACTGAAGGTGATAGCTGCCTAAATGAAAAGATAAAAGGGGTTCCAACATAAGTCATTGAATAG